GATATTTTGTTTGTTATTGTTGTTTGAAATGGTGGAGTTGAACCACCGACATTCTGCTTTGAAGGCAAAAACTCTATCCAACTGAGTTAATTTCTGAAATAACAATCCGTTTCCTTTTATTTTTTAATCTTTTCAAATAACTTCGTCCAAATGACAGTGCAAATATAAAACACATTTTTTTAATATGCAAATAATTTTCAAAAAAAATGTAAAATAAATTCCTGACCTCTGGGAAAATAAATACAAAGAAAATAGAAAAAAGTTACATTTTTTTATAAAAAATTTTAACCATCTTTTATAACTTGCTGATTTTTACGTTCTTTCCTCAACATTTCATGCACGCTTTTATTCTCAAGAACAACCTCATCTGGCTTCAATAACCTTTTTTCGACCTCAGAAATATCTACATTTTTTTCATGTTTATGCATAAAGGCAACAGCTTCTGCACTACCTGTTGGTGGTTTTATTGGTATTTCGATGACTGGTGGCACGTCCTTAATTGTCACTTCTGGCTCGGTTTCCATCGTAGTTATAGTCGTAGTATCACCACTGAAATCCAATAAGTCGTCTTTTGCAGCATCACTTACAGCATCATTTACACCATCATTTACAGCATCAGTTATAACGTCATTTTCATCGAGTTCCAGTAAGTCAGCTTCTTTCACGGCTTCGGCAGCTATTTCAATAATCTGTTTTATTTCCCACTCAGTTAAATCGGTTCTTGTTGTGCTGATATGTATATTATCAATAACACCATCACGCACTATTTCTTTTTCGTGAAACTCGGCTTCGGGATGAAATTCAGTATTAGGTTGCAGGTCTTCAGTTATAGGATTTTGTTCAGTAAATTTCTTAGCCATATCATCCAACATAATATCTCGTATTGTTGGTGTATCGTTTATGGTTTCATCATTTATCTTATCAAATGATTCACTAACAGCAACATGAAATTTATTTGCTTTGGTTTCCATTTTATCGATATCGACTTCATCGTGATGCTTTTGACCCTTATACATTTTGACCGACTTATATCTGTCATCTTCAATAATAATCTGCATGGTATCGTTATTGAATACACAATCTTGGAATGTTTGTCCGTCTTGGGCGAATCTTGCTTTGATGATTCTGATATTGGCAAGACTTGCTTCCTTTTGTTCAGGTGTCTTAGCTACCGACATAAAGAAGTGTGCTTTCTGTATTCTCTTAATACTGCCACCGCTCTGATGCGCTTCAACAAATTCTGCATCAAAACCCGAACGATTACTCTGAATTGCAGTCCATGCTGGAATGTCAAAATCTGCAGCAAGTGTTTCAAAACCCTTAATAATCGCAAGTTCGGCTTCATTTCTATCTGGTGTTTTCTTATGTGATTCCAGACAGTCAAGATAATCCAGTACAAGTTGGTCGAATTTAAATCCGTATTTCTTTTGGTATGCAAGCATCCAGTTACGAACATCCTTCATTGTCGTGTCTTCCTGACTGAATCTTTTAATAACCAGTCTACCCTTACCTTTTAATGTTGCGACCTTTGCGTGAACCCTTTCCCTTACTTTTACATTTTCATCTTCGTCATCGATTTTACTTAATGGTATACCTGACCAGATGGTATAGTGTTTACGTTTAATCTGGTCTTTAGTATCTTCAAATATTATTTGAGCTACATTATATTCTTGTTCATATGCAGTGTTTGCGATTTTTGTGAGCAACGTTGTTTTACCAACCCCAGAAGGAGTTAATATAACACCAATTTCACCTTTACCCAATCCACCACCAGTCAATGCATCGATAACGTCAACACCTGTTGGTATTGTTTTTCTAAATTCTTTTCTTAATGCTTTATCGATGCCTTCAGTAACTTCTTCACAATCGTCTTCTTCTTCTCCAATATGTGTAATCTTTTGAAATTTATCTTCAATTCCAGCTAATTCATATTTATTTTTAATTGCACCTGACTTAACTTTATCAATGATGCCTTCAGCTAATTTTCTAAATTCTTGTTGTTTAATGAAGTTGTTTGTGGATTTCTGAACTATATCGCCATCATGCAACATTTGTTTGTTGATGATTCTCTCATTCCACATTTCAACACGTTTAAGTACACCAAAGAGTGATTCCTCTTCAATAAGGTTATTCGGTGTTTTGTACTTATTGATTGCCTGTTGAATACTTTGATTTTGAAGATTTGGAACTTTTTCAAATTCCTTATAGTATTCTGAAATTATGATAAACAACCTCTTTAGATTCGGGTCGTCAAAATATTCGATAGCTATATTTGGTATTGTTTTTTCTGCAAACTCTGGCTCAACCAGTAATTGCCACATCAACTTCTGTTGGAATTCGGGTCCTAAATATGCTGTTAGCGTATTTTCTGTTAGTTCACTCATTTAATATATGGGTATGAGAAGGACGAGAAGGGGATGTTAAAAATCGGTCAGAATTCTATGGAATAACCCCATTCCCGTCCTAATAAAATTAATTTCGTCTGAGTCTTCTCAGCATTTCGTCTCTCTTAGACGGAGAAAGTTCCCTGATTTGATTGATTGATAATCCTCTCATGTTAATCAAATCATAATCATCCCACATATTCTTAATATCACTCCTTTTTATTTTTAAAAAAATTGTATCGGCAATATCAACTACTTCGTCTACCAAATCTGTTGACCATCTTGCAACAGGATTGAAACCGTCCACGTAGAAGATTCTTTCGACAATCGGTTTATTGTTTATATAGAAACCGATTTTACACTCAACACCACGAATTGTTTTCTCTTCGATTTTCTGCACAATAGCAGTGGGATTATAACGCATATCATCTCTCCATTCTCTGGGATACAAACTAATCATTTTTTGATTATGCTTGTAAAGGTCAAAGTCTTCAGAAATCTGCGTCTCATAACTTCTTTTCGACAAAACCTTTTGTAGCTTAGTGATTCCCCTCGGTAGTATATCCCTGATATCTATTGAATATCTCGTAAAGGGATTAAACTTGTCAGCATCGAATACTTTCTCACACAATAAAACATCTCCTTGTGATAAGGAAAACTTAAATTCATTGCTATATTCTTTCTCGCTCATTTTGATTATTTTTAGATTGTTAATAACTACGACAAATATAAAGAGAATCCCTCAAAGATGAAAGGATTTTTACAAACTCTTTTTATTATTTTTTAAATATTCTGCAAGTAGCTGTTTCTCATTCATTATGACAGTATAAAATGGTTCAACATATTGTACAAAATTACTTCCATAGACGGTAAGAAACTCGTCTTCGTTCATCATTTTAGTCAGATTCTTGCTGCCCCTGTCATCAAGAGACAACGGGACTTCCAGTTGTAATAGTGCTTCCTGTGCTTGTTCATTAAGCATTGGCTGTCTTAGATTAACCAGTTGGAAATTAGTCTTCAGTCTATCGATGTTATTTAAGAGATTACTAAGTGCTTGTAATGGTTTCATTTTTTTAGCTGCTCGTTCCAGTTGTATTACATCAGCTTTCCGACAAATATCCCTTACACTCAGTGTTTTGAATTTGAGTTCAGGAAATAGTTTTACGAGACCATCTTCTTTTATTCCACCAACACCTTTAATATTATCGGCAACGTCACCACAAATGATTTTCATTGTCAGTGCATTGCTGTAATGATGATTGAAATGCATCATGTAATTGGTCTTCGTTACTGGTTGGTCAATGTTTGGAAATATTATTGTGATATTCAAATCAAGTAATTGTGCGAAATCCCTGTCATTTGAATAGATGAAAATCTCTTCCTTGTTATTGTGTTCCAGACAATATGCTGCAATTAGGTCATCAGCTTCAGTATCATCGACTTCAATTTGTCTTAGAAACAGTTCTTCAGCATATGCCTGAATTCTTTTTCGCTGTTTTAGAATTGATTCGTCTTTTCCCTTTTCCCTACGGAGTTCAGCAGCAGTCATTTCAATTTTCTTATGCCATTCTTTGGATACACGGTTAGCTTTATATGCCCCATCAATTCGGTGACGCTGAATTCCACCACCCTCACCATCCCAGACCAACACGACTTTGTTAATCATATGCCGTTTTATGTGCATACGAATTGTAGTTAAAAAGGAATACAGACCACCAATGTGTCCGAAACTGGTGGTCTGTACATCTTTTGCTCCGTGAAACGAACGCTTTAAAAGATTTTGACTATCAACTAAAAGTGTTCTTGTTTTCATTAATCCTTATCGTTATCTTCTTCAGTACTTGGACTTCTTTCAATTAAATCGTCTTCGATTAAAACATTTCCATCACTATCCATTGCTTTAGATTTAAATTCTATGTCATCAGCCGTTAAGCTATTATCATCAAATTTATTGCGGAAGTATAGAATATGTTCTTTCTTATAGGCATTTTCGTGGTCTTTATCACCATAAATAAATCCATGTGGTGTTGAAATGATTTTTCCTTCCAGAGAAATTCCACCCCATTCACCATCTACGTGATTTTTGGCTATATTAACTTTGTTCTCAAAACCATAGTTCAAGTCACGACCTTTACTTGTTGCAGTTATTCTGCGTGTTCCATGAGTAATAATACCA